ATCCATACGCTTTGCGATAGTTTCTGGTTCAGCGTAATTTATCCCATCTAATTCTGTAATTCTGCCTTGCTCTACTGCCAGGGATAAAATATCCTTTTTTATTCCAGCCTGGGTTTCTGTGAGAACCGTCCTATACCTCTCTAATAATTTTGCTTGTGGTCCAGATAAATTCTCCTTCTTCTCCATATCACCAATCACAGCTTCCATTATTTTTGTGGTTTGGTGCATAAAACTTACATCGAGCTCGCTGTCCCCAACTTTAATTTTTTTATTTATTATTTTTTGTGTTATAACTAATTCTTCTGCTAGATCTTTGGCAACTATAGTGTCACCATTATCTGTTGCTCTCTGTATTAATTCGTTTATACCCTCTGGGATCTGATTATGCTGTAGGGCATAAGTTGCATCCTTGGCTAGTTCTTTAATGACTTTAGTTTCTGCAGCACTTTGAGCATTTACTATTGCATTTTCTCTGGAAATATCAGATCGTTCCCTGGAAAGAAGTGTCTCCATTTTGGTAACAATGTTGTCTCTTGATGTTGCGGATATATCATCTTCAGCTAGTTTGGCTTTAGCAAAATCTTCCACTGCCTTTTCAGCAGCGTCCAACCCTTCTTCTTCCAATATTCTTTTTAAGCCACCAAATAATATCTGGGCATCCGATAATTCGTATGCTTTAGCTAATGTTGTTTCCATGTTGGCGGGAGTTACAAGTCCTGCTTCAACACCTTCTGTGAGTAATAATTCGAGTTGATCCAGGTTGGCTTGAGCTTCTTCTAATTGTCCGTCTCTACTAAAATTTTCAATGTTTCTTAGTAACAGTTCTGAACCTTTAGTGATCATCCCAAGATGTTCTTCTTCATCTCTTTTATGAATTTCTCTGCCAATCGAGATCGTGCCACCAGAGATAGAAGCATCAATGTCCGCTTCCGCCATCGCCCGCATAACCGGATCTACTTCTGCCAATAAACCTTTTTTATATCCTGCTGCCTTCTCTTGGAAAGCTTCCAGGTTATATTGATTTTCTAGTTTGAGCCGTTCTATGTTTTCATTGATGTCAATCTTGATTGCAGCAGCATGGGCGATTTGTGCTCCCTGGTTGAAAGCGCGAGCACGAATGGTTGAATTATCGCTTAGATCTATACCGCCTTTTACTCCGCTTGCAGCATCTAGGCCCGCTTGTTTACCTTCAATTTGAGCTTGTTGATCCAGGCGGTCATGCTCTCTATTAGAGCACGCTCGTAATCTTTCTGCTAGAGAAAAGCCATAATCTGCAGCCGCCTTAGAAGTGGGCACTGCCTGGGCAGCTTCACTTCGCGCATACCTTGCTAATTCTGCCATCCTTACCCCCTATTTACAGTACGGCTCAAGCCTTCTAACATCGTTGCGCTTGCGCTGGCATAGCCATACTTTCTGGCCGCCTTGCCGGATTCTAAGAGAGATTGTTTTTTCATTGCTAAATTAGCTGCACCCATAGACTGATCATATTCAAATTTCTCTACATCTTGAGCCATCATATTGGCCGAGGATCCTTCAAATGCACGAACACCCTGGGCACCTCTAACTGCGTTCTGCGTTGCTAGAGCTGCAAGTATTCTTTGCTTCCTTTGGATCTCCCGATCCTTGGCGGCAAACTCTTCTCTCTCAGCATCTCGTTTGTATGCTTGTTCTTTTGCTACACCCGCATCTCTACTTGCTTTGGCACTTGCTACACTACTTGCTAGTGCAAGAAATAATCCCATCTATACCTCCACTTCCAAACCTACACCAAGTAACGTCATTGGTGTTGGATCTGCTTGAGTGATCTCGACTTGAGCTAGATCGGTCCACCCTAATAAATACATTTCCTTTATCCCGGTGTAAGGAGTTGGTGCGCTACCCAAAGTTAAACCAAAGTTTCGATCAATAAATCGATTACCATTAATACTAATTCCTAAAGATTGATATACATTTGGCACCACTTTTACAATTCGTTTTTTCCTGGTCAGAGTTGGTCCGTCCTGGAAGTCCATATTGATCGGCATCGTCTTAATACTGGTGGTGTAGTTCAATCCAACTTCAATAACAGTGGCATTTTCTGTTAGGGTAATTGCTCCCGCTGACGGAGTGGCATCATCATAAATAGCTCCATCGGCCCGCACTCGACAAGCCTCGCCATTTAAGTGAGCTAATCCTGTTACTGCTGTTCCCGGTGCTCCCAGCGTCACTGTTTTATTGGCATCGGTATAAGTATCGACATCCAATTGTTCCAGGTAACGAACTATTACTCCGTTGATGGTCCTTTTGACCACAAAATATATCTCGTCAACAACCACCGCTACACTCTCAACTTCTCCATTAGTGGTCCATTTTGTCCAACCACTAACTTCCTGCGCTCTAAGGGTATTAAATACGGCTACAGTGCCGTCTGTATTAACGAAATAGACGTAGTTAGCATCATCACTAGCAGTACCCTTGGAGACATCCATATCAACCGGAGAATTAAGTAAATGGGAAGCTAATAAAGAAACCGTCCCGGAGGTGTAAGCGTCCTCAGTATAGGAAAATAAAAACTCTCTCACTGACTTACCGGTACGATCTATAAATATGACCGATCCGTCAATCATTTTTGGTGGTATGGAGGTCGATCCATATAAGGTTTGTCTTTTTACGGCAACTTTAGCGGGAGTGATTGGCGAGTCTTGAATTGAGAACTCACCACCGGTAGTAAATACATTTAAATGACGGCCCGCATAAACCGATGTTACTGCATTGACCTGATCAGTGTCCAGGGTAACATCGATACCTTCATCGTCCAGACCTGTACCTACAGCATAATTATAAAAATCATTGGTCTTGGAACCCCATAATGTCTGCGGGCGCGACAATGATCCACCAAACCAAAGCCTACTCTGGTAGAAAGTGGCACTTTTAGGCCATCCCCTACTAACGGACCACACATCCTCGACACTAATAACTAGATCATCGTCTGTATGCTCTGCTGCGGTTGAGCCGTTCTGTGCTCTAGTACAGCCGGTAAAGGTATCGGGACCGGTTGTAACACCAGTATAGCTGATCACCTCACTATTAATTTGGATCTTCCCGGCAGCCGCAAAACCAGCGGTACTATCAACTGTAATTGTTGTGGCTGACTCGTTTAGATCACCACTCAATGGAGTTGAATCGCCTTCATAATCATATTGCGGAATATTGGTTAAGCTTATCGTCGATAAAGTCCAGGACGTATGAACAGCTCCTCTGACTAATTTTCTTGGCTGGTGGTCCTTATGGACCAGAATCATGGTATCAGCAGATTGTGTCCATTGCAGCTCGAATAGTTGTGCTGTAGTGTAGGGTGTTACGACATCTGCCTGGTGAACACCATCTTTATAGATCGCGACACTTAGATTGGTAAAGACCATTAAATAAGTTTGTTCGACATTAAAGGCGAATGAGGCGAGCCGCGCTTCAGCATTTATTGTAGCTACATATTTAAAACCTGGCCTTCTTTTAACTCCCCCTTGAGGCATAGTCATAACATTGATAGCTTCTGCTGCACCCTGGTAAAAATGTTTTATATCTGATCTGGCCGAAAGCCTGGGATCCAACACACCAGAGTTAAACGTAGTCTGTAGGGAAATAACTTTCGGCATTATTTCCTCACTTCAATAAAAGGTGAATCTACTATTGGTGAAGGTGGACGAGCTTGTGCATCGACAAACCTCGCTCTTCTTAATTGTGAGTCATACATACGACTATACTCTTCAGCTTTGGAAGAGTTGTCGGTAACTGGAATAGCAAAAATAGAGGCCAGGTTAAATTCTAATAATCTAACGAAATAACTTGGCAATTGCGATTCATCCGGCTTAAAGATAAAATCCAAATCAACTGTTGATGCGTTTGCGTAGATCTTATCTTCGTAGATCTCATAATCTACTTTTGGGTAAACTTTTGTTGCGACAATATAATTAGCCGGTAATTGAAAAGCATAGGTCCATTCGTTTTGTGGTGCCGCTGTTAGTCTGCTTAATGAGGCCTTACCAGACGCGAATCTCCATCTATGTAAGGATAATAAGTTTTCATACGTTGTGTTATAAAGTGCATACGCAGTATTTGCCCCAGCACCTCCATCTGTAAATGACGCAATCGGTCCATGACCGATAAGGTTGAGCGCATTGGAACAGATCTCAATTGCTGTTGCCATAATTTACCTCTTAAAAATGGCAGCCAACTTAATTAAAAGCCGCTGCCATTTTGTTATTTTTATAACACTTACACCTAGTCTGTATCTGCTGCGGTTACAACTAAAACGTCGTTCACGTCAACATCAGTGCCGTCATTAGCAGATACTAGATAAAATCCAGCTGCCAACGTGCCACCTGTTGAAGTGTTCGCTATAATTATATCTCCCACAGTAAGATCAGCAACCGCGCCATTAAAATAGCTCGCGCTATCAACCACCGCAGTCGCGTCAGTTGTAGAGTAAGTCCATAATGTAGGTGCGTCGCTGTTGCTTGGACCAATACGGTGTAAATTTGGATGTGAATATGCCATAATTTATTCTCCTATTATTGGTAAGAAACAGAAACGATACCGTCACCATCTCTGGAAACAGAACCGGCTTTCATCACACCATTACATAACCAGGATGTTTTTTGTGCAATGTAGTTCACATCTGTTGATATATCAAGACCGATAGCTAAACCAACTGCGCTCTTGTGCCATGCAAATCCTTCCCAAGTGGAAGCTGCATAAGGTAAACCACCTTCAGTTCGAGACTCGATAATGTGCCATTGGAAACCCATATATGTATTTAGATCTCCAGCCATTAAAGCCTTTACAGTGTTGTAGTCCGAGCTAGTTGTAGTTGATAAGTTAAGCATATCTTCAAGACCGTCCGCAGAAACCGCTATATGGCGATCACCACTTGGAACCCCTTTGTCGTTAAGGTGTTTTGAAGATGTGATAACCTTGGCTAGTGTCATACCACCACCACCATGAGCAATTGTTCCGGCAGGTGAAGATTCAGCTCCTAACGCATCAATGATAAG